ACACGCGTAGCGCTACCCGCGCGCGCTACATACGCGCCACATACGCCAGCGCGCCACCTGCACGCGCCACGCCTGAGCGCTACGCGGAGGGTAGGAGGGGGTCTGGGGGAGGAGGGGTGTCGGGAAGTGGCCGAGTTAACCTCGGTTAACGGGGGTTGTGCCTGTGTGTGGTCCTGTGCTAGGGTGGATCCATGACCACGAGACGAGAGATCCTTGCAGCCATCAATGCGACCACGAGGGAGACCGGCTACGAGCGCGTCCTGGCCGGTGACCTCCTGGAGGCTATCCGGGCAGACGACATCACTGCGCTCAAGACAGCACTCAAGTCCCTGTCCGACGTAGCATTGTCCCCCTGGGCGTTCGCACTAGCTGTCCACGACACCTGTGGCCCCATGATCAAGCGCCACACGGTCGGGACCAGAGCAGCGTGGTCCCGGGTCCCAGGGTGGGCAGCCCGCCATGAGGGCGAGGCTCTAGCCACACTCGCCCTCATGTGCTTCCTGGTGCACGAGAGTGACCAGCACCCTGACGCAGTCAACAACCTGCCGGTCGACGTCTGTTGGTGGTCCTGACCTAGACGGCCTCAAAAGGCCTTGGGGGTACTACTCTAGGTAGGGCCCAGTGCTGTTAGGCCGTAAATCGAGGATGCCTACACGCTTGACGGGGTGTCTGGGTAGTGCTAGGGTAGTTACCATGACTTGGACATGCAGAGACTGCAAGAAAAACATCACCCGGAGTAACTACGAGCACTGCCCCGAGTGCCACGAGACGTTCGGGGGTACCACCGCGGGAGACATGCACCGTACGGGCCGGCACGGGGTGACTGAGGGTCCGGACCGACGTAGGTGTCTGGCCACAGCTGAAATGTCTGCTAGGGGCATGCCGCAGCGGGAGGGTGTCTGGGGCACAGGCAGGAGTACCCCTGAGAGCTGGAGGGGTCGCTGATTTACGGCCTAGCAGCCCCTACCCGGTACTCTTGTACCCCCAGGGTGCTGCTAGCCCCTAGAATCCCAATACCTGCAACGTAACAACTCGATAACAACTCAGTCTGGAGGTTGCACAGCCCTGGCAGAGTTGGTAAGCTTAAGACATCAAGCCACAGAGAGGACCACACAGATGATCGCCTACAGGATCCAGGACAAGAGCCGGGGTGTCGAGTACCTGCTCGACCCTGAGACCCAGTACAGCTGGCCCTTGGACTACGATGAGTCGAAGGTCAGGCACGGCGTGAGTGGCTGCGAGACCATCGAGAAGCTGGCTGCATATTGGGCCACACACTCAGTCGAGGCCTCTGCCCCCGTGTTGGTGTGTGTGGAGGGCCCTCAGTCAGAGGACACCCCCCTCGACGAGGAGTTCGGTGAGGTCCTGGTGCTGCCTGAGACTGCTGAGGTCATCGAGGACACCCCCGTGTTCGAGCTGATCAGCTACCTGATCGACCTCTACGATGAGGACTACACCCTGACCTACGATCAGCTGGTCGAGATCGGTGCTGAGTGGCTCGAGGAAAATAACTGAAAAATCTTCCCCGAGGGGTTGCACAGCCCCACAGAGTGTGCTAAGCTAAAGACATCAAGAAAACAACACGAAAGGTTCAAAAATGCTTAAGTTCATCGGTTACATGGTCGCTATCATTGCTGCTGTTGCTGCTGCTTTGGGTATCGGTATCCTGGTCACGTGGATGATCTTCTACGGCCTGTGGTACGTGGCCCTCATCCTGATGGCTATTGCTGGCGTGTGGCTCGGGTTCAAGTATGAGTCTAAGTACGGCCACAAGGACGAGTTCGGTGATTGGAGTGAATTCTGATGTATGAGTTTGGTGATCTGCCTCGTATGATCCAGAGTATCAAGCCCGAGCGAGGATGTATGTCGTCTGTGGTTTTCTCAAGCCCAGATGGTATCTGGTGGGTGCCGGGTAAGTACTACCCTAAGCCCGGAGGGGCTTATATCCACCCCGTTATGCGACTCCTTAATGAGGTTGGAGGGGCGCGTCCTGGTATCGCGTATGTGATTAACTACGTATGCCCTACTTGTGAGGCTATCTTGAAGACTTTTCCGCAGTTCGATCGAGTTATTGTGAGGGCATACAATGCTAAGTAACATCGAGAAAGCCTATGAGGTTGCTAGTCAGTCGTCTCACCCGGATGTCAAGGTTGGCTGCTATTTTGAAAACACGCGAACAGGGCGTAGCATAGCCACACATAATGTGGAGCTAGGCCCTAAACTGCACGACGTCGCGCCTAATGGCCAGTGTCTCGAGTATATCCATGCAGAGGTGTGGGCCTCTCAAGAACTCATGAAACTGCCTTACGAGCTGCGCGAGGGCCACATAGCGATGACTTATGAGCCTTGTGCTCCGTGCGCTAGGGCGCTGCTGCTGGCTGGGTTTAGGGGGTATCTGGAGTATGATAGGCCATGGCTTGACCCGGCCTTGAAAAAGCCTAATTGTCGAGGCCACAAGCAGGGTATAACCGTACTGAAGAATGCGGGCGTGGTCGTGACTAGGTCACTAGAAGATGACGGCGCTAAGTGGTTTAGGGACCTTAATTTCGGTGATTGGTATCCTCAATGTATGAAGGTCCTTAAATGGGGCGAAATTAGGTATAGGGACCTTAATAAAAGGACTTGTATGCTTATTCTAAATGCCTTCAGCAGGTATTTGAGTATGGGGTGCAGTGTTAGTCAAGAGGTTATTTATGGGGTTACTAATTATACCCTGGCTAAGAATTTCAATAAGGCGGTTAGAGACTTTACCTACTGGGCTAAACATGGCAGCTCATGGGTTAAGGAACCGGGTTACATAATTATCAAATGCGCATTGGAGGCTTACAGGCGTGTTGTGTGAGTATGATCGAGCTATATACACTCTGTCTAGACAGGCTGCGGAGCTAGTCACTAAGGGCCAGGAGCACCCCTACTGGTGCTACGGGTCATGGAGTGTGGTCTATACGCACGCACCACTGTCCCAGACACGTAGGGTGTCTGTGGACATGGCCCAGCGTGAGCTCTACTGGATGCTGAGCGGGTCAGGGGCCACCCAACACGACAGGTGTGCTAGAATCACCCCGGACGTGGAGCGTATGTGGTCCCCGTGGGCCTCAGATGCGCTGGGGCCTATGTACGGTGTCCAGTGGCGCTACGGAGGTCCTGACGGGGCCTATGACGCCGTACGGGACGTTGTGGGTAGGCTTGTGGCTAACCCTACGACCAAGCGCGCTGTGTGGACTGCCTGGCAGGGTTACGAGGTAGGGTCTATGCGCATACCACCGTGCCCGGTGGCGTGGGCGTTCAATGTGGTAGGTGGCCGAGTTAACCTCGATATTTTCGCCAGGTCCACAGACGTCGTGTGTGGGCTACCTTACGACACCCTTGAGGGGTGGATGCTCATTCACCTGATGACTAATACCCTGAGGCAGCACGGTCACGGTGTGACCCCGGGTCAACTGAGGTTCACTACAGCTAATGCACACGTATATTGCCAGAATCTTGACGTTTGGCATAAGATGTTGATGCCTGCTAGGGTGGCGAGGGAGGTAGAGTTCATACCGTCTAAGCAAGGTGTGCTAGAGTTCAAAGGTAAAGGTTTCAAGGCGATTAACTATAAGGCGCCTATCTATTCAACAAAGGTGGTAGTAGTTTAATGTTGAAGTTGTTTTTCATTGGTGCTTCGTGGTGCTCACAGTGCCCGCAGTCTAAGGCTAATTTTGAAAGGGCTATGCAAAAGTTCCCGTATCTTGGTTGGGAGTATGTTGATGTTGAGGTCAATCCTGACCTAGGGCGTAAATTTGACATCATGTCCGTGCCTACAGTTATCGCCTTGCGCGAGGGTGTGGAGGTTGCTAGGATGGGGACTGGGACCACACTCCAGTACAAGAAGATGATTGAAGGAGCAATTAACTAATGTTTGAGCCAGTCACTAAACCTCGAGACTATCAGCTGGCCGCGGTTAAGTGGCTGGCCAAAAAAGAGCACGGTATGCTCCTTATGGACACACGTACTGGTAAGACTAAGACAACCATCGACTGGCTGTCATGGCTTATGCACAACCGCGACGTCAGGTACATAGTCGTGGTATGCCCTAAAGTCGCTATCGATGTGTGGGTCAGGGAGCTCCAGCAGCATTACTGGGGACCTGAGGCTGACGTAGTCTACGACGGGGCATATGAGTCCACAGCACTGCCTAAGATCGTGCTAATCAACTACGATAAGTTCTCTAGGGGTTATCCTAAAGGACTATTCAAGGGTGCCGAATACCATGCTTCAGCCATAGTTCTGGATGAATCCCACCTCATCAAGACACCTGCGAGTAAACGGTCTAGGCGTATTGTTGGTATGGCTAAATCGGCCCGGTACAGAGTATGCCTGACAGCCACCCCTGTGGGTAAGCGCAATATGGTGGGGGAGATTTACCCACAGCTGGTGTTCTCTGACCCATCTATTAGGGAAGAATTCCCCTCTGCTAAGTCATTCCGTGAATATTTCGGTGAATGGTCGAATTTTGGGGGCTTCCCTAAGTATCTCGGTCCCCGTAATACCGAGGAATACCAAGCACTTATTAAAGCGCACTCCATAAGTATTAGCCGTGAGGACGCCATCGGTACCAAGGCTATTGATGAAGAGGTAGTGCCTGTATTCCTAGACGAGTCTCGTAAGGCCATCTACCAGGCTATGGTGAGGGATGAGCTAGACATCCTGGAGGCTCAAGGCGAGTCTGGGGCTGACTCAGTGCTAGCCCTGTTCGCCAGGTGTCGTAGGCTAGCTGAGGGCCTCTCTACAGGTGAGGGCAGGCTAGTGTACAGCGGCCATAAGCTTGTGGCCCTGGATGCCCTCAGGGAGGCCTACAGAGGGCGTATAGTGGTAGCTAGCGAGCTACTTGACTCCCTCACCGCAATAGAGCGACATCTAGACCACACCTACAGGCTGGACGGTAAGGTCAAGGACAAGACATCGGTCTTGGACGCCTGGAAAGCTTCTAAGGACGGCGTTCTGGTAGTCAACCCCCAGGTTGCTGCTACTGCTGTGGATATGCGGGAGGCTGAGGTACTGGTGTGGTACGGGCTACCTACCTCGGCGTTGACCTACCGTCAGATGTCTGATAGAGTAGCCTTAGCGGCTGATCCGAAGGTCATTGTGATGGTGACCCAGGACACCGTAGAGGACTCCCTGTGGGCTTCTCATCAGGAGGCCACAGAGTTCCGCAAGGAAATTATGAGTAACACTCGCAACTACCTACTAGGAGAGACCTATGCTAGTGAATCCGTCTGACCGCTTGGTGATCGCAGCCACACCTGGTGTGGACCCCACGATCTTTGCTCGAGGTCTGGGGTACGCCCCTAGCGAGCTTGTTGTGGATCCACACAACTCTCATGGGGTGCTGACCCGCTCGTGGGTCGATGGTGATATCCACGACTACACGGGCATTAGTTCGGATATCCGAGAGGAGGCTAAGCCTAACGTACCACGGGCTAAGGGGTTCAACCTTGCAGTGATTGCGTTCAATCTTGATGACCTGTTTTCTGACTGGGGTAAACAGCTGTGGGCCGGTGCAGACACTGGTTATTCTTGGGCCGAATTCCTTGTCCTGAGTATCGGGTACCGTTCGTGGGTAACTGAGTGTTTGAGGACCGCTAGCTGGAAACTGAATAAGTTCAGGACTGCCACGACTTTCACTATCGGAGAGGAGTCAATCGAGTACAAGTCGACCACGGACGTACGCACTGCCCACAAGCTGGCTAAAGAGCTCACAAAATGCTATTTCTAGACATAGAGACCACAGGTCTAAACCCCCGCGCAAAGGATGCCGCCGTGCTTATGGTGGGCATCCTCGGGGATAAGCCCGTGGATGAGCCCCGGGTTTTCCACATGGCCTCCAAGCACCCTGAGACTTGGGTCGAGAGGCTGCGGAGGTTGTGTGGAAAATTACCCCCCGTGGTGGGACACAACATTAAATTCGACATAGTGTACGCTAAGCGATTCGGCGCTCATATTGAGGCAGCTGGAGACACCATGCTTGGTGCCCATATGGTCGATGAGAACCGTCCTCTGGGGCTTAAGTCTCTCATGGCTGACTTTATGGGAGGAGATTGGTCTTATGACGGTGTGTGGGATGACTCTGATCCTGAGGCCATGGCGGCCTATCTGAAAAAGGACCTCCTGGCCACACGTGAGCTTTATCGGATTAACAAAGGTAAGCTCACAGCTAACCAAAAGAAGCTCCTTCGTAAGGTTGTGGTTCCGGCTATCAACATGCTAGCTGAGACTGAGGATTACGGCATCCCTATTAGTCGCGATAAGCTCGAAATAGCGAGTCGTAAATACACCTCGGAATTGGTCGAAATTGATGCCAAATTGGACTCTGAAATACCCTCTGAAATACCCGAAGGTATGCAAGTCAAATGGGGCACTACTAATTTCCAGCGATGGTTTCTTTATGACTATTTGGGTATAGAGAAAAAGGAAATAGGAAAGCCCACTAAGGCATTCCCTAATGGAGCACCCAGCCTTTCTAAAAAGGCACTTGCTTATATGGACCACCCTATTGCTAAAACACTATTAGAAAGGTCACGACTAAAGAAGAATATAGACGGGTTTATTACCCCCTATAAAGAGCAAATAGACGAAAGGGGACGTTTATATACCTCGTTTAAGCTTCACGGTACGGTGACAGGCAGGCTGTCATCAGGCAAGGTCTGCGATGGGGTTGGCGTTAACCTCCAGCAAGTTCCGAAGGACCCCTACATAAGGGGTCTAGTAGCTGCCCCTAAGGGCTACAAGATCATAGAGGCTGACTACAGCCAGCTGGAGCTACGTGTTGCAGCTGTGGTCTCTCGCGACAGGAGCATGCTCCAGCTGTATCGTGACGGAGGTGACATCCATTCACAGACCACACGTGCTATTGGTCTTGACCCAGACAACTCGTTTGACCGAAGGAAAGCAAAGATTGTCAACTTCGGCTTCCTGTATGGGATGAGTGCTAAGTCGTTTGTCCAGTTCGCTAAGGTTAGCTACGGTACGGACATCACTCTAGACGAGGCGGAGTCCTTCAGGGAGTCGTTCTTCCAGCACTGGTCAGGGCTGCGCCCATGGCACGCCAGGGCTAAAGCTAAGGCACACCAGCTGGGGTATAGCTCGACTATGTTCGGACGTAGGCGTCATCTGCCAGGGCTATACAGTGACGACGAGTACGAGGTAGCAGCAGCTGAGCGACAGGCTGTCAACAGTCAAGTACAGGGCACGGGTAGCGATATTATGCTGAGGGCAGCCACACGTGTGTGGTCTAGCCTTGATGAAGACAGCCACATACTGGGCCTCATCCACGACGCCGTGCTCGTGCTGGTCCCCGATGACCTAGCAGACACCACAGCGTCTATGATTAAGGAGACAATGGAGCAGCCTCTACCACACTTCGACTGCCCCCTGGTAGCTGATGTCGAAATAGGGACTTGCTGGGGACCAGAGATTGATGTAAGGTAGCAGACATGCAGATAACCACAAGCCTGATTAAGTCCTGGCTTAATTGCCCCCTGGAGGCCTACTATGACCTCCAAGGGATCACATCTAAGCCACATCCAGGTACGGCCCTAGACAGGGGTACCTACCTACACGCATGGCTCGAGACAGGTACTCCACCAGAGCGCCCAGAGGACCTTATGGAGGAGGAGCACCAGATCTACGATGACCTCGATCGTGTGTACCGTGCCTACGAGTACCGCTACCGCGATGAGCCCCTCAACGTGCTGGCGTGCGAGCTGGACTTGTCTAGAGGCATCCCAGGATGCAACCATGACTACCGAGGTAAGATCGATAAGGTAGTCGAGCTCGGAGGCCGTCTGTGGGTGCTGGACCACAAGACACACCAGACACTTCCTACAGCCGAGTACCGGCAGCTGGATATCCAGTCTCACGCGTACCTCTGGCTCCTCGAGGGCAACAAGCAAAGGCTTGGCTGGGACCTGCCCCTTGGGGGTATGATCTGGGACTACATTCAGCCACAGCGCGTGATGTGGCCCCAGCTGACTAAGACAGGTAAGCTTAAGATCACGAAGGGGTCCACAGGTAGCACTTGCTACCGATCTCTGATAGACTGGGCTTATGATCACCGTACTGAGATTACCTCAGCGGAGTGCGACATCATCGCGAAGGATGCTGAGTTGTTGAAGCGTCAACATTGCCCAGCTTTCACCAGGCTGCTGGTGCCGTTCAATAAGGATGTGCATGCCAGGCAGATCAAATCGATACTGAGGTGGGCTAGGCAGGTTGGGGAGTATGACTGGTCTAAGCCACCAGAGGACCGCAACCCGTCAGTGTGTGGTAACTCGTATTTGTGCCGTATGGGTAAGCTTGCAGCAGCACGAGTTGAGTTTGGCACGGATGAGCAATTCCTTCAATTTTACGACAAGAGAGATCCTATGGAGAGGTACAAATGATCACACTAGTGTACGGCCAGCCTAAAACAGGCAAAACCACGTTTGCAGCTACGGTACCAGGGGTCAAGATTATTGATCTCGAGGGTGGCACCCGTGCAGTACAGGCCGAGACCACACAGGTAGATACCTGGGAGGCCCTGGCCAAAGAGGTTCAATCTATCGTAGCCAAGCCTCCCACAGCTGTGGCCCTGGACAGTATTACGGTAGCCCATGAGCTTGCGTTGAACTTCGTCTCTGGACGTAAGCGAGGGGATCTTCTGACAGTCGCCAAGCCCGTCAGTCTGCCTCAGTATGGCCAGGCAAACGAACTGATTAAGTCACTCATCCTTACTCTGCGTGGTCTTGACGTCCCTGTGGTACTCACGGGCCAGGCTAAGGTCACCTACGTGGATGAGGCTGACCCCGAGGACGCTGATGTGGCTCAGACTAAGGAAGTCACGCTGGCTCTTCCAGGCCAGGCCCGACAGTTTGCACTCATGTATGCGGACGTGATAGGGTATACAGAGTCAGTTAAGAGAGACTCCAGCACCGGGTATCGTATGTGGCTCAAGCCCACACAGGGTATCGTGGCGGGGTGTCGGGCTGATATAGCGGCCCGCAAGCCCTGGCTGGGGTCTCCTACTTGGGAGCGACTTGAAAGGTATCTCACACATGATTGATTTTTCAAAGGTCGCCAGTAATGCCCTCGTGCGTCTCTGTGACCAGATGGATGCCCTGCCATGGCGCTTCGAGCACCATGACCTGGCCGTCATCGACGTGCCCAACCCAATAACTGTGGCCTACCAAGTAGGCCAGTACGAGGTGCGCTACAATGACCACATGAACCGCGATATGTTCACTATCACGGTTTGCTTCTTTACCACTACTACTGCTACAATCGACTACATCCGTAAGGTACTCAAGGAAAGGGACCACAACAATGGCTAAGCTCTCGATCGACTTCAGTGACGTCAAAGCTCCCTCGTTCAGCACCGTCCACCAGGCGCCAGGCGTGTACAACGCTGAGATCGCTGGGGTGGATATGACCAAGACCAAGTCAGATAACACCGACATGCTGGTGTTCGCTATCGTGGCAGGCCCTGGACGCTACCCCTACTACTGCAAGATTGTCCCGAATCAGCTGTGGAAGCTTCGTGAGTTGATTGAAGCTGCCGGTACTAAGGTTCCTAACAAGGTTGTCCAGATTGATCCTGCCAAGTATGTTGGGGCTAAGATCAACGTAGAGCTTGAGGACGACAGCTACCAGGGCAAGCTGCGCAGCCGCGTGGCACGTGTGGCCACGTTCTCAGAACTGGCTCCTAAGCCTAAGGCCGAGGAAGTCCAGCAGGACGTCGAAGACGACTTCGGCGAGTTCGACGACATTCTCTGACATAGTCTGGAGCAGGGACCTGAGCCCTGCTCTGGGCATGCTAGAGAGTATGTTCTCAAGACAAGTACAGAAGTATCTAGAGTCGCGCGGTTGGTGGGTTGTCAAATACCACGCCAGCCAGTACACTAAGAAAGGCATACCAGACCTCATAGCCTGCTTCAGAGGCAGGTTTGTGGGGCTGGAGCTTAAGACAGGCTCATCTTTGAGCCAGTGGCAGATTCGAGTTGGGGCTGATATCATGTCAGCCGGAGGGTATTGGGCATGCATAACCCCCGATACCTACCAGGAAGAGATAGCTAGGGTTGAGGATGAGGTTCTTCGAGACAATCTGGGAGGGTTGTGATGGGTATTTTTTCATCTGTGGGATCCAATGGCCGGGCCAGGCTTTCAACCCAGGCAAGGCCTTTCGGGTTATGGACCAACTTGACGAAGCGAAACGCTACGTGCGGGATCTCGTTGAAGCTGGGCAGGATGTATATTTCACTCCCGGTCTTTTCAGTAAGCCGGAAAGGAAGGCGGAGTACCTCCAAGCGGGCCCGCTGATCTGGTCTGACGTAGACGATGGTCACACGGAAGGTACTAACCCACTCGCTGTGTGGTCTAGCAGCCCAGGCCACACGCAGGCTATCTGGCGACTGACTGAACCTGTACCTAAGCCTGATCAGGACAGCCTGTCTAGGGCCGTCAGCCACGTGCTAGGGTGCGACCCTGGAGGCTGGGACGCTACTCAGCTACTAAGGGTACCTGGTACCCCCTCGCATAAGAGGGGCTGCACGGTAGGTAGGCCCTTGTATGGGACCACACAGACCCCTGGTGAGCTGGCCTCAGCAGTGTACCGTACACTGGACGGTAGCTCTTCGTCTATAGCTGGGCAGCTTCGTGCTAGCAAAGCTCTTGGGGATAGGTCGAGCCAGTTGTACGCGGCTATAGCTAGCATGCTGGAGTGTGGTGTTGAGCCGGAGTTTATCCCTGGCTTGATCAGGCACACGTGCCTTAATAAATGGGGTTCAGTAGACAAGCTGAAGTCTGAGGTTCAGAGGGTAGCTAGTAAACTAGACCTTGCAGGGTCTAAAACTATTGAGACTATCGAGATAGTTGAAGATTCACCTAGAGAGCCCTTGCTTCAGATTAGGCAGCTGTCTGAGCTAGTCAACATGCCCCCTCCGCGGTGGCGTATAGACGGCCTAGTAGAGGAGGGTGGCTGTGGCTTCATTGCCGCACCGCCTAAGCACTTCAAAAGCTGGATCATGCTAGATATGGCTATCAGCCTGTCTCTGGGGCAGCCCGTGCTAGGGTATGCTAGATCACACCAGGCACCCTGCCTCATCATCGAGGCAGAGGACAGCCTAGCGCGCGTGTGGTCTCGTGTACAGACTATCCTCCAGTGTCGTTTCCCCCACCATGACCCTCGAGGGTACATAACCTGCAAGTCTGGCGTGCTGGAGCTTAACCCTCCTGACGGGGAGATACCCCTCTATATAGCAGGCAGGCCCACACAGGGGCTGTCACCTGAGCTAGCCGAGGAGATAGGCGAGACCGTAGAGTCGATGGGCATCGGACTGGTGTGCTATGACACACTATCTATGCTCACCACAGAGAGCCTCAATGACAGCCAGGCCATGTACGGGCAGATCTTGCAGCCCATCAAGGCTGTAGCTCAGGCTACAGGGTGCGCTCAGCTTATAGTGCACCACACACGTAAGGCCAGTAAGGACGCACCGTCCACTGGAGGTGCGGCGTTGGCAGGGTCAGTGGCACTACATGCCTGGTCAGACAACAGTCTGTACATCACCAGACAGGCAGAGTCGTTGAGCATTCAAGTAGAAACTAAGTCGGGGTCACAGGACCTCGTCGTCACCGGGCTAGACACTCCGGGAGAGTGGCAGCCTGAGGTTGTGCAATCTCTCTAGAGTGTGCTAAGGTAATACCATGATCAAAACACAGGGAACAATCCGAGTCGAAACAGTTGAGAACTTCTACGGAGCTAGCGTTGAAGCACTGCTCGAGTGTGGCTACCTCCACACCAGTGAGCTGGGAGACATCTACTGGGATGCCAGCCAGCACACTCCAGTCGAAGCAACCTTTCTCGTAGTGGAGTGGTGACCAATGCGTACTATTGCTGAGCTACGCAGGATAGCATCCACCCCAGGACATCACGTAGTACTGGATAAGCTAGAGCAGTGGGGGTACGATGAGATCCACGATGACTTCATGTGGGAGTGGGATCTGTGGGTGTGCCCCCGCTACTGGGCAGTGCAGTACTGCCAGAAGGCCACAGACAGATACCTACCGTGTGGTGAAGAGCTGTGCGACCATATGGGTGAGGGCATCGACGACAGCCTAGTAAGCGACCTCATTGATTACCCCGTCAAAGCTCTCATGCGAAGGGCTGAGTGGGTGCTTGACTCTCACTCAGCCACGGTGCTAGAGTCAGAAGCGTTCAGGGCAATACCCCTCGACCTAGACCTGAAAGAAACAATCACAAGACTGAGGGCTATACCAGGAGTAGAACGCTCACCGCTGGTATACCTGCTAGACGACATGGAGGCCACACAATGCTAGGATTCAAGCGAGACCCAGAGTACGTAGCCGAGCACGGCATCGACCTTGCTGAGCTTCACGATCACGTCCTCAACGTGTACGGAGAGGACCTCAGTGAGGCCATCCTCGTCAACCTCAAGATTGACATTGACCACGCTGCTGAAGGTAGGGTAACTTGGGACGGTGTGGACCTGCCTGACTACCTGGCCGCATACTGCTACTACTGTGAACTAGACAACCTCATGGACGAGATCGACTCGATTGGAGACGCACTATGGTGATCGACCCCGAAGCAATGGCAGCTCAGCTGCGCTACTACTACCCTCACACTAGTCAGGAACAACGCCTGGCATGTGGTCAAGAAATCGCTCAGGTCTCAGGCCTGTACTGCTGGCCACCTGAGAAGATCATCAAGCGGATCATCAAGAAACACCTTGGAAGCTGACATGGACATGTGCGTTGCTATGTTGCTGCTGGCCCTGGCTTTAGGCCTGGTCATCGGATACTTCCTCAACGAAAGGTGGTAGCCTCTGCCCCTAGTAAACAAATAACCCCCTACCTAAACAGGTAGGGGGTTATTTTATGCCTTAGATCAGGCAGTCACCTCAGGAGCCTCAGCACGACGAGGGACAGTGGTGTTCAACTCGTTCTTCTGCTCCACGGTAGGGGATGCAATCTTAGCTGCATCATAGAGGCCACACGCACCGAGACCCATCAGCAGGTATTTAGCGGCAGCCTGGTAGACAGGATCACCTCCAAGGAAAGTCTGAGCAAGGCCCAGAGCAACGGACAAGACCACAGTCACCGGCATAGCGGCCTTAGCTGGCAGGCCGAGGCGCTTCAACAGCTCAACAATAGCGAGCATAGCCGGTACAGTGGCGAGCGTAGTAATATCCATGTGTCTCCTAACTACAGTATCCCTGGGGCTCTCTCAGGGATGATGTACATGTTCTCTTCCCAGGCGATGTCCTTGTGCCACATCACCCCGAAATTTTGATTCACCCCGCACTGAACAGCGAAGTGCAGCTTGGTGTTGTAAGGTGCGAACTCTGTGTCGAGGTGTCTCACCATCTTGTCGTCTACAAACCATCGTATACAGTCAGGGTAGATACGTACCCCGTACTTGTGCCACTGGCGTGTGTCGAGGTCGATGACCTGAGGCCAGTGCTGTGGAGAGCGGTCCTTAGGTGAGGGCCAGTGGAGATTCAGCTGAGTCTTAGTCTTGTCAGACTGGGTCTCCATGAAGTTGATCTCGCCCTCAGGCCACTTCGAGTCTTCCTCAGGCCACAGCATAGCTACCATTTCAGTCGTCCAGGAGGGTGGGTTCTTGACCCACATAGACCAGTAGCCCTCACCCTTGACGTTGTATAGGCTTGCCCATGAGCCACACCTCAGCGAGTTGTGCAGCGCTTTCTCGTGTGTGGCCCCTGCCTCGACATACATCAAGTAGGCTGGCCTGTCGAACTGCATCTTGAGCTCGAAGGTGCGGCCGTCAGGCAGTAACTTAGTCATAGCCGGGTCGAAGCGCCCTAGAGTACCGTGCTCAGGACGCTGTATACCCCACCCACCGTATGACCTATAGTCATATAGTGGTTTCTTTTTCAAGTAGTCTTTCATGGGGAGAGTCCCCTGATACTGTATACCAGGGGACCACACCTCCTTTCAGGCTATCAGGCTATCAGGCGTTGACGCCAGGATCCCTAGGAGCCAGGCCCCTCACCAGATCAGCCAGCACAGAGATAGAGTTGCGCAGCTCCTCCATCTGAGCCTGCACCGCAGTGATGCGTGTCTTAGCGTCAGCGATCTCCTGGCGAATCACAACCTGCCCATTAGAATCAGCTGACGGGTCGCCAGGCCGGGTTACAGACGCAGTCTGGGTGGCAGCCTGATGCGCGTAGTACGCAGCAGTCTGGCAAGCAGCCTGCATGCGGCCGAGGTAAGCCCCGAACTTCTCGTCTCCCCAGTTCAGGCCCCCCACGCCCTCGCGTACAGCCTGAATCAAATCAGCTTTGTTCAACTCTGGTCCTTCCGTACTTGATTGAAATCCTGCCAGTGTGGCCTCCATCAGGCCTACACCCTGAGCACAAGTCACCCACCTGGCAGGGGATGGGTGATTATCAGAGGCCTTACGTCCGCGGTAGCCTAGGCCGTTGTAGCCCGCGTGTGCGGCAACAACCTGGTACTGGCAAGCTGTGTCACTTGACCCGCCAGAGTCACAGGCTACGTGTATATGGGGCTCGAAACCCTGGCTACGGTACCTAGCCCAGGCCACACCTCCATAGCGTCTGGCACAAGCCACAAGCCGCTCGATCTGAGAACTGCTCAGGTGCCAGTCCTGGAAGTCGAACGCCCAGCCGTCAGAGTGAGTTCCGGCGCTAGCCTTAGCCCCTCCTAGAGCCTGCACTAGGATAACGCTGATATCCGGGTTATCCCTGGCCATGACGCGCTTGAATAGTCGGTACCACTTAGCTGGAATCTCAGCAGCGTAAGCTTCCTGCCCATTGTATTTAGGGCCCACAGACACATATCCCATTTAACCCTCCTTCCTTGTCTCCACGGCCAGGATGCGTTGACCGTGTTCTTCTAACCTAGAAGTCAACATGCGCTCCGAATTCGATACTCGTTCATTGAGCTGGCTCAAATTCGTGTTAAACCGGCCAATCTCTTTATCGTGCCGGTTCAGTACCCCCTTAATTTCCGCCGTTGTAGACGAGAGAATCTCGAGGTCAGTATTAGTCTTGTCAGCCTGCTTAAGTAGGATATTCAACTTATCCTGAACTGTGTTACCTTCAGCATCAGTTTTATCAAAAACCAGCGCCTCGGTATCATTTTTCAGGTCAGCAGTGAGGTCCTTTATCTTCTTAAGCGACCCAGACATAGCCTTATATACTTTTACACCGCTGTAGCCAACCGCTAAAATACCCGCTAGGATAGCCCCAATAAGGCTACCCATAGTCTCAGGGCTCAACATATCACCTCAACCACAGTACAACAGCGGACACGAAACAGCGTCCGCCTCTATTAGAACTACCGCTGTAAAGCTTAGCCTGGCAATTAACCTCAATCCCCCCTTCTCGTTCGTCCGGTACAGTGAAGAATGGCCACGAAATATTCGATGGGATAGCCGATGATCCCAAGAAAGACAAGAAATCAGGGCTATACTGGCCTCTACACTCGACCCTACCCCAGCACGCAGGGGTGCCAGCGTTAGCGTCGTAGTTAGGCATGATCGACCCACCCGCTATGACCAGCGCTTTAGTAGCCCAGCTAGGGGCCACAACGAATGTAGACACCCCTGTGGTCCAGCTAGTCACCGGAGACCAGTCAAGATTACGCGAATTACCAGCATCAACGCTGATCTGAGACTTGAGTGCCTTGTCACCAATCAGACCTTCAGCGATCTCGAGTGTGCCGTCGAACTTTGCATGGCCCTTAACGTGGAACAAAGAGCGGTTATACACCGCCCCTTCTCCGCCAATAGTGGCCGTGAGCTCATTAATGCGACTCTCGAGACCCTCTAGGCGGTTAACTACCTCACGAATACCCTGATCATTAGACGGCCTATCGACCGTCGTAGGGTCGAAACTCATCAATCCTCCAGTGAAAGCATAGGCTTAATCTTAGTGAGTTCCCCAGATACGGGGTCAGGGTCGCATACCCAACCAATTACCCTGGCTTTCCCCTTGAATTTCAGCTCTGGGTTACTAAGATTAGTCATATCAATATCCACATAGTCGCCTAGAACGAAGTCACGGCCTGGCATAAAGTGGTCCAATGTTGTCTCCACACTGATAGAGGTCAGTCCGTACTGCTGGCTCTCCTTAGCCGCGTACATATACTGCTGTAGCACAGCATCATCCACTGACCCCGTGTCAGGAGTCCAGCGCCTTTCGAGCTCAAGCCACCCATATTGCAGGACTTGACCATTAGATGTAGCGAATTCCTTGCGCTCATCCCCAGATCTATTCGAGACCACACGCCAGATTGTGGCTCCCTTACCGTCAGAGCAGTCTTCTACTTGCTGCCAGGACCCTTGAGACAGCACCGCGGCCCCAGCAGTGTCCTTGCCTACACCGCCAAGCCTGTATGCTGTGTGGACCACAATACCGAGGTGGCCATTAGCATGTAGTTCCCAGCTAGTAGCGAACTCTGCACCATGCTTAGTCTTCATCAAATTCTGAAGACCCGCCAAGCACGTCATATCCTGGTCAGCACGGTACGTCCTGTCACCCCAATCAAGGGTAGGATCCTCATCCAGACGCCCGTTAAACTGAGCTGCCAGACGGTCTAGACCTATACCTCGGGCAATAGTCGTATACCGCTGATCCCTGAAAACCAGTTCAGGGATGTAATTCCTCTTAAGCCACTCTTCGGCAGGCTGTAGAGTCAGCTCCATGGACTCACCTGACCCATATGTGCGCTTCTCTACCCAGCCAGCCCACAGCACAAGGCCGTCCTCGATAGCTGCCAGGACAGCACGCATAGGCTGAGTGCCGTCCATCCAGTTAGCAGGCCATCTATCACAGACGGGGAGACTCACAGTTACGGAGTCTCCCCGCCCAATGATGGATGACAGGCTTGATTTGACAGCTAGGCCGGGTAGCTCAGTCAGAGGTCTACCGTCGAGAGCTGCAAAAGACTGCCATTTAATCATTAGCCGTTCTCGATCGCTATCCAGTCGAAGTCACAACCACGACCATTCTTGACGAACATCTGGAATTGTGTCGCAGTGACGTTATATGGTTTGGGCGTATCCCACGTGAAGTCCCCAGAAGCCGACCTAACCGAGGCCACAACACGAGGGGCGCTCGAGAAACGCCCAGGCGGGAACTGAATAGTAAACACCGCGGGCCCCGCAGAGCTAGCCGTCACCGTACCCGACGCAATAGCAGGGATACGTGGCAAGGTCACCTGAGGAATCACAGTATCCTCACGCCACGAACTACCAGTCCACAGCATGACTTTGTTAGTGTCCAGCTCATAGATGCGCTGGCCCTTCTGAAGGAACCACGTAGTGGGCCGGCTATTCGAATAGCACGGGATGGTACCACCCACAGCGCACGTGTACTGCCTAGCATCGTAAATCGTGGGGCTACCCGTAGTCGATACGATCACGCGTGCAATCAGCAGCGCGCCTGCGGGCGTAGCAGGAGTAGGGAAGCTAGCCGACGCCGTACCTTTGATCATCTCAAATGAGGCCTGGTACTTGTTAGAGCCGTCCACAGTACCGTCATAGACTTTTAACACCAGAATATCAGTACGTGGGTATGATGTGTCCTTAGCATACAGAGGAAGACTAACGTCGTCGACATTAGCCACACGGTAGCTACCATTATTCGAGGCCACAGGAGTCACAATAGCCGTGCCCGAGCTGACCCTGATCTGGCTACCATTCAAGCTAGGAGTCATACCTGACGTCACGCCTGGCCGACACGCCAGAGGGTGGGTATCGTGGACCATAGTCGAGCCCACATCGAGCCGCCTGAATTCAGCAGCATTCACTGAAATATTGCCACCAATAGGTAGCACATTATCGAGAGCCATTATATAGTCACCTGTCTCACAATTACATCAAGATAAGCTGTGGGGGAATACACGTCAGACCTGAAACCAATAGTCAATTCGCCTCTACCTAACTCAGGCCATTCCCTGATAGTAGGCGAAGCCGAGGACTGACCCTGCCTAAGCGACGTGCGGTTAGTCAAATCGATGTCTAGCCACTCACCTTGCTGTAAGGTGAAGTCCCACCTCAAGCGTCCGGCCCCACCAGGACCAGAGAATATCACAGACGGTATCTGCACGTACCCGTATAGCTTCAAAGACACCCTATTATGGTAGCCAGAGCTTACCGTGACGGACCCGTAGTTACCCGACTCCAAGAAAGAGATAGGATACTTGATCGGGAACTTAATACCGCCCGTAAGGTTGGGTAGATACAACCTATGCTTAGCCGTGTACTGGTCATCAATCTGGCCATCAGGAGTCTGACCTCCACGCCACCACACAGGGTCAGGAGCTATCAATGTAGCGCCCCACTCAAATGCTGACCCATTAGCCAGGAACGTTATATCGAGTGCACTATCCCGGGCCACATACATTGTCTTCGGGCCACGAGGCGTATTAACAGTCAGTGGCGAGGTATTAATATCCGCGATACTCAGGAGGGTCTCCATGGCCTCCTCGGCATCCTCCAGAGACTGCCCCACATAGTACCCTTTGATAGCACCAGACTTAGCGCCGTGGTAGGCCTTAGTACGCCATATACCATTGTAGCCCACACGCTGGCCACTCTGCGCAACGGCGGGGGCTGAGCCGAAGAGCTTGCACTCACTCACAACCCAGTCCCCACCGTTGATCACGTGGCCATTCCACGTGACTTCTTTCACATCAATCTCCTCAGCTGCCGGGCAACTTCCTCAGCAGTAGCGTATGGATCGCTGCTATAGGCGTTGACATTGACCTTACTGGCTGTACCCCCAGCATTAGCGCCTGCATAAGTAGGTTGAACGCCATTCAGGTTAGTGCTGAAGTTGTCACGGAAGTCACCCATAACACTCTTAGCTGAATCCAGAAGGTATGGTTGCTCATTCTTTAGGCTATCCGCGAAGTCCCTAATGATCGCTTTACCTGAATGAGTCACATACCCCTTGCCCGAGAAAGGCCCCCACTTAGCCGGAGAGAAAGGCCACAGACCACGCAACCAGTCCATGCCCTGCTTAACCCATCCCACAAGCGTGTTCCATGCTCCCTGGATACCTCGCAAGAAGCCGTCCACAAGAGCACCACCAGACCGGACCAGAAGGCTACCTAGATCACCAAGAGCTCCAGTGATCTTTCCTGGCAGCGAGCGAGCGAATTCAGCAACCTGGCCACCTAGCTCCTGAGCCTTACGGAGGAATCCGTTCCACGCCTCAGACGCTTTCTGAGGGAGGCTCGAAGCAAGTGACGCTATACCCCCAATGATCTTTCCAGGTAGTTGCTTAACCCACTCAATAATCTCGCCGCCCTTACGGACCATGCTCTGGAAGAAACCACCAAACCACTCAGCCGCCTTACCAGCAAGCTGGCCAAGACCAGCGAGCCACTCCAGTACCTTGCCAGGGAGAGACATCAGCCACTCTCCCACAGACGCCAGCCAGCCTGGAATGTACCCTAGGAACTGCACGAATCCCACAATCAGGCCAGCGAAAATTCCTATAGAGAAGCCCACAATCATGAGGGTAACCTCGCCCAGAGCGGCTAGGCCGTCCAGGATCATCTGAGGTAGGCCAGCAAAGAACTCAGCAATCTGCTGCCCAGCTCCAGCCAGACCTTCCATAAACCACTGGCCAATACCCGTAGCGAACTCCGTCAGGCCTCTGACGAAGTCTTCCCACAGGTGCCCAGCTCCTTCAACAGTGCTATTCCACACACCACCGATAAAGTCCGATACAGCCTGCCAGTTAGCAATCAGGAGGACAAGTCCGGCAGCAAGAGCGGCTATACCGACCACAATCCACGTGATAGGGCTGGCAAGAAGAGCTGCCGTAGATGCCCAGATACCTGCCACCCACGTAACGAAGGCAGGGATCAGGATACCTGCTATAGCTGCCCCCAGAGCTCCAAACGCCCACGTGTTCTCTTTCAGCCAGTTACCTATATCCTGTAGAGTAGGCGCCATAGCCGACAAGACATCAGCAAGAGTACTGAACACCGCTGACCCCAGCGGCTCCAAGGCGAGCTGCGCGTTGTTCTGAACTATCTGCCACTTCTCAGCGAAGTCAGACGTCTCACCGGCCACACCAAGAATAGTGTCATCAGTAGCGCCGATGGATTTCATCATGTCCTCAGCGCCGATCTTGCCCTGCTTTAGGGCCTCCACAAACTGGGTTGCACCTTTAGTGCCGAACAGCTTGCTAGCTAGTTTAAGAGCGGCAGCTTCATTACCTGTCTGGATATAGCCACTGATTTCACCGGTAACTCGCTTGAAGGCTTCCTTCGGTTCCTCACCAGACTTAGCCAGAGTGGTCAAGCCCTTAGTCATGGAGGTCATAATCTGGCTTGAATTCAAACCGGCTTTATCAAACGCACCGATCATAGCCGCTGTATCTTGGAATCCGAATCCAAGAGCCTTCATTGTAGGTGCGGCCTGAGCGGTTTTCTGAGCTAGATCATTGAAGCCTAAACCAGTAGCCTGGCTGACCCTGAACAAGTCATCCATAGCTCCAGGTATCTGCTTAGCCTCAAGCCCAAAAGCGCTGAATGCTGCTGTGGTCTTGCTGATGTCAACGTCCTGACCCAGCAGCCGGCCAGCCTCAAGTACCTGCTTAGCCACAGTCTCGAGGTCCTCGCCAGTCAATCCCAGCCTGGTATTCAGGTCAGCAACAACGGGAGCTATCTTGGAGAACTCAGCTGGAGTAGTAGAGCCCACACGCTTAGCAACATCGACTAGTCCATCGAGAGCCTCACCCGTAGCACCAGTACCCGTGCGGATAGTATCAGTGACCTCATCGAAAGTCTCACCAACTTTGTAGAGGGCAGCGCCAATACCCGCGGCCACACCTGCACCGAGGGCTGCAAGAGAGCTACCTTTAAGCCCTTCAGCCAATCTAGTGGATAGCCTAGCCCCGCCTTCTTTGCCGGCCTTATCGGAGCCCTCGTTTACAGCACCAGTAATCTCTCCAACAATAGCTTCCTTGTTACCCTTCATGGAGGGTACTAGTTGGTAATAACCTGTAGCTAGCTCAACAGAAGCCATTAGGCATCCCACCAATCATTGAATTCACTTAGAGGGATGGGGTCATACCCGAAAGCACGCTCGTCATCCCTAATCTCATTTGGCCTTCGAATAGGCTTAGGTGGAGGCTCACTTGACTTGCCAGCACGCTGCCAGTTGGCCCCAGCGAGGACGTCGTAGATGTTAGCTAGCATGTAGCCGTCTGTGGTCCACACGTAGCCTAGATCCTTAGCCAGCGGCCCTCCTGGCTCAGCATGGCTGACTATAGCCTGAAGGTCCCGCCAGGTAAGCTCCTCCGAACCTATCTGGCGGGACCTCAAACCCAGCCCAATGAGCTCACGCTCTAGGGCTAGTGGGTGATTATGCCACACACCCACTAGCCCTACTATTCCCCCATGCTGATTTCAGAGTGCTCTTTCCACGCCTCCATAAGCGCCATAAACATATCGTCGTCCAGCTGACTAGTGATACCCGGAACATAGTGCTCAAGCAAATCAAGCTGGAAATCAAGCAATTCGGAAGTCTGCTTGGACGTGGGCTTCTTACCACGCTCCTGCTGAGCCTGAATGGCCCCGGCCAAATCACCCATGCGCTTACGTATACCCACAGGCAGCTTCTGAAGAGACGGCAACTCATGAGTAACTTTAGACCCCGGCATACGGAATTTGAAGTTATCCGTAGCCTTAGGGCCGTCAAGCTGAAAGACCTTGCTCACGCCCCAGTCACCCCGTCATCAGTGGCGATGTACAGCGAGTTACCCTGAGCATCCGGGTAGCAAGTCAGGGTCACAGGAAGCTTAATCGCGTCACTAGCAGCGAACGTGATGTCGTCAGCCTCAGTGATCTGGCCATCAGGAACCCAGATGATGATCTTAGCGTCGCCATCCTTCATGCGGAAGCACCAGGTCTTGTGAGGCAGCTCATCAGCGCGAAGCTTCATCAACAGGCGAGTACCCTGCGAAGTCGTCTTCGGGGTAACAGTGACATTGTTCTCACCGAAGAAGTTCTTCGCCGAGCCCTCAGAAACCTCAAGGTGAGACCACTTAATAGAACCCGAAAACTCACTCAGGATCTTCTTAACCACAGACTGAGACCAGTCTTTGATGTCGTTAGTTGAACGCTTAACCGACAGAGTCAGTCCAGCATCACTAACATAGCCCGAGTCAGTCAGCTTAAGGTCACTCAGATTGAGATTGTACAGATCAGAGGGAAGAGTAGTCACCAGAGTAGTAGTGGACAGGATAGCTCCAGTCACTGCCTGATCCGGACGGCCTGCCAGCACATTACGGTTATTTACAGCCATTTAGTTCACTCCTGCTAGAATCATACGGAACGTAAAAGAATATCGAGCGATCCCTGAACCGCCAGATGACTGGCTACTGTCAGGATCATAATATGGGTAAGAAACAATATCGACTTTATGACAAGGGTATTTACCCATATGCCCATAATAGGGTCTCTCTTCAACCCAATTAAGACATTTAGCCGCCAAGTTAAAGGCTTCTGTGCTATCAGTGTTGTCCTTACCCCAGCACGTGACAGTAAGCTGGACCCTCACTCTACGTGGATCCAGGCGAGTACCCGAGCTAGTCAGCTTGACCACACACTGTCGAGTTCCTAGCTTGTCTGCCTGCTGCCTGACAGGCACCCCCTGTAGATGAGCCCTCAAGCCCATAATGCAGGCAGCCTCAGCGTCAGGGAACTCAGCAACATAATTACCCATGAGTATAACTCCCAAACGCGCTAGTCAACGTCTTGTTGTCAGCCTCAGACTTAGCCCCATAAAAGCTAGCCGGCCTCACAGTAGCCCTAGCTCGAGTCTGACCCACATAGCCCGACCACTCAAAAGCATCGTCACGGCCTGCGTTATCATTGGCCTGGTCACATATCTTCTGGGCCATGTCGTTTAGAACTGAAGCAACCTCAGATGACTTAAGCATCTCCTGGAATCCCTCATCATGGAATTCAAGTCGCTCAAGCATCAGTCCACCGCCACAAGCTTAATCACCTGGTGACTAAGGCCGAGGTAATCGTAAGACCACACTCCAGGAACGCCTGACACTCTGTACACAGGTGTGGTCTTGTTAAACCATTCTCCCGGCGTACCTTTGTGGTCCCAGCTAAGAATGACCAAATCCTTAGCCTGCACAGAAGCAGTCAGTGGAGCATACACCGTGTACGTCCACTGACCGTCACCCTGCCTATCACCAGACAGCTCAGCAGCACTAGGCTGCTGAATAGAGCAGCCCTGGATAGTGAACTCCTTAGCAACCTGGTCTTGAATCAGATTACCCCGGTCATCGTACTTGTCCTGAAGTCGAGCCACCCAGATATAACCATTAGTAAGGAAAGGGAAGCTCAAGGGCGATACACCAGCCTAAATCCATCAAGTGCCCGCTTAGCGTAGGCGCTCAATCGAATACCCCCACCAGGAACCTCGAACGTACTCGATACAGAACCCACGGCAGCTTGATTAATTCCTACCGGTGCAGTCCTGGAAGCTACAATAATAGATGCCATAACTACCTCCACGGTAGCTGGCAGCTCACTATAACCATGGGTCATCGTAGCCTGTATAGCACCCATAGCAGCAGGTAGAGGATCAGCAATCCTGCACATACCTGCTTCAGACCATTCCTGGACCACACGTTCATGACCGAGGTACTCAATCGTTGGCTCATCTTGAAGCATCAGTGTGGGCAGCTTAATAAAGCGCCCACCCTTGTGATCTACCCGCTTAGTCTCAGTGATCAAAGGGTAGATATGCCATTCGCAGAATTCCCTAATCAATCCGGAAGCCTGCCTAATAAGAATAGGTGTAAGGGGGTCATCCTTTTTGATGACCCCCTTACTTAGGGCTTCCAGAGTATCAGCCCCAATAAGATCCATGATCAGGGCTTCAGAGCGACCTTGCAGAAAGCCTTCGGCTGAGTGATAGTCAGCAACTCACGGATCTCCATACGGACCACAGTCACGTCAGAGACGAACAAGTCAGCATGCGAGTTCGTAGCCTCAATACGGACACCGCCCTTACGCACCAGCATACCGCCAGCCTTAAACGCACCGACAAGCGCAGTGCCCTTAGCAATACGTGGGGAGATCACAGTGTTCAGGCCCCACAGCGACGGCACAACCTGCACCTGGCCGTTACCGTAAGCACCGGTGAAAGCACCGCCACCAAAGTACTGACCGTTGCTGTCCTTAGCCAGACGCTGAGCAGCGTAATCCTCAGGGTTGATCACGATAGCGTCAGCCGGGAAACCGCTCTCCTGGAGAACACTCATAGCGCCATTCAGGATACCCTCACCGAACTGCTGCACAGTAGCGGTCTTATCCAGCTCGTTAGTCAGGATACCTGACTTCTGAAGAACACCCTGAATCTGGCCATTCTGGCCGGAGCCATTCAGAAGCTGATTCTCTTCAGCAACAGCGATACGGTACACGCCACGCTGGTTAACGTGCGAGGCCAGCCAGGCGTGATCCTCCAGCATTTCATCAGAGAACGCCAAGATGCCGGTGATCTTCTTCAGCGCCTCAATGTTCGTCTTCGGGTTAACGAAGTGAATGTTGTTCTTCTTGGCACCCTGAGCAGTCGAGCCAGCATCGCCCTCAACAGCGCTATCCTCGAGCCAGGCCACAGCAGCACTGTCGGTGTTACCCTGCGCAAACAGGTCACCAACATACAGCGGAGGCTGAGCGTAATGTGCAGCCTTGTCGTAATCAGTGTCAAACCCGATCAGGCTGTCCCAAGTCAGGTGCCAATCCTCAGAACCCTTAAACTCGGGGCCATTCACCGAGAAGTTGTCACGGCCCTTAACCCGAGCAAGCTCAGGACCGAAGTGCTTAACGAAGTGCGCACCAAGAGACTTAGCCTCACCAGCAACCGCCACAGAATTTCCTTTCAGTTCATTAACCGCGCCTTCATTCGACTCGAAGGACTTGATCTTAGCAATAGTTGACTTATATTCTTCGACCAGAGATTCGGTATCTTTACCTACAACCCCTGACTCTTCAACTGCCTTCAGCCGTCCCTTGATCTCAGCTGCCTTGACTCGCAGCTCTTCAATCCCACTCACGCAAACAACCCCTTAATCTCAGCTAGAATAGACTTAGCCTGGTCATCAGCAGGCTTATCCTCAGGCTTATCAGCTGGCTTGTCTTCAGCCGGCTTATCCTCAGGATTGTCTTCCTCATCGAAATACTCATCGAGCTTGGACTCAAGCGCTTCGATAATCGGCTTGACCACAAGCTCAGCAATCTCTTCAGGCGTCATTCCTTCTGCCTCTTTCTTAGACTTGACGTCAGTAATAGCTGCCTCAGGATTAGCTGGGGCAGGGACCACAGACACCTCAAGCAGCGACACACTCTTAATGTATGTCTTGCCATCCTTGTGGTCTGCGTCATTAACATAAAAGCCGAAAGACATACGGTCAATTCGGCCTTCCTTCAAAAGCTTATATACGATAGGCCCGTTACCCGGACCCTCAGTGTCGACCACACACCTGACAAGCAGTCCGGTGTTGTCTTCCTCGGCACTCTCGACGTAGCCAATATTATTCATCGGGTCAGTAAGGTCATGCCCATAGAAGACCGGGATCTTCCGGCCTTCCCATTCTTTCAGGGTGTCAGCGAACGCACCCTGCACCATGACGTCACCATACGAGTCGACGTTACCAAACACCGACGCGTACCCAGTGAATACCCCTACGCTGGACTCAGACTCTTCTGCTTTAACCTTAAACGACTTAGTCTTAATCGCTACTCCCATTCTATGCTAGTCGTGCAATTACAGTGAGCAACCTCAGCAGGGTCATCGTCATCTCCAGGGTACTTCATCCCGTTAGAGAACTCTTCGTTCAAGCCCACACGCTCACCGTCCATAGCAGCATGGCTATCTCGAGCATTAGGCCCCGTATGCCACGTCTTGGTAGCAGCGCCAGACTGCCTGCCAGCCTCCTGTGTGGCCCAGCCCATAGCCCACGTAACCATAGACCCCGCCATACCTAGAGCCGATTCTTTCAGCCAGTGTTCTACAGGCTCGACAGTGTCCGGAGGATCATCCCCCTCCATGGCCTCTTCCCACTCAGCCTGCTCATCCTCTAGGTCCTCTAGGCTATCAACGATACCCTGAGAGATACGCTCAGCTCGCTTCCTTAGGTACTTGCGAGTCATACCCTTATCGTATGACTCTTCCCTACCTTCAAGCAGCCTTCGGCCTACCTCACTAGTAAGGTCCAGATCAAGGTCCATCAGGTCCTGAGCCAGAGACTCATCTGCTGAGGCCTTAGACCTCATCCGGCCAGACTTATACAACCTCTTACGGGCATGAGCCTCAAGCACCGTCGTGTACCTCTTGACCCACGACCGACGATCAACACGCAGCCCTCGTGACTTAACCCTTACCTCACCTGAGTTCTGGCTATACCCTCCAGGGTCCACACTCACGTTCAGCGGTGTGATCAGATCATCTCCACCATCGATAGCAGGAAGGTTCAACCTAGCCCGAGCTTCATTACGGGTCATGTAAGCCGAGCCCACAGCTGACTGGAACCATTGTGCTTGCTGCTCAAAATCAGCTTGGAGTTTCTCAGCTACATTGAATTCAATGTAGCTACCTTTAGCTCCACCCATAATAGGAATAAGGAACGCGTTAAGAGTAGACTCTATTTCCGCAATAAGCGGACCCAGAGTATCCCCATAAAGCATTTTACGGAATTCCCTGACATTGCTGTAATTAGCATTATCAAGAATACCGACCATTGTGGGGTTAACGTGGAAAGCATTAGCCACTGTCGAATAAGCAAGCTTAACGCCTTCAATGTACTGCTGATCAGTAGCACTGAAGTCCACACGGTTAAGAGTCATCCCATCTTCAAGAATGGGCGTGCCCCCAGCGCGCTTACCCGACCCAGTATATTTCTCGTACCAGTCCTCACGGAAATTCTCTCGTTGAGAGTCAGTCCAGCGGGGTGCGTCAACAGGTCGCTGAAGCACAGCAGACACTTTACCCCCGCGAGCCCACAACTGCTGACGGTACTTCGATGCTTGAATCTGCTCAGCCAGTACTTCCTTCAAACTGACAATGGTCGCGCTGCACCCTCCGGGATCAGTTGGGTGATAGCCACCGAAATAGACCACACGTGAACTATCCAAGGTAAGCTTCTTATCTGACTCGAAGCTAACCTCATGTGTGACCTTACCAAAATTATCAGACTTGGTCTGAACCCAGCTAGGGGGCAGGCGGTAGACTTCCCAGTTACCGTTCTGGTTCACTACTGGCCACCAGTAGGCCCTATCATAAAGGGCCTTATCCACAACGAGAGCATAGATCAGCTGATACAGAGTCATGCTCTCATTAGCTTTGGCGCCAGAGAGAAACCCGCCAACAGGGGACGAGGTATCCCTCAGCCTGCCCCCATCGCTTTGCTTAACATAGGAATGTACGCCAAGGTGAGCGATATTCCTGGCAAGGAACGTAACCACAGTGCGCAGGTGTGGTTGAGTCTTGAATAGCTTAGCAGCTGAAACACCGGAAAGGTCGACCAGTTCAGTAGGGCCGACCTTATACTGCCGAGGCTCATATGTGGTAATGCCCTGAAGTCGGTTAAAGATACCAGACCAGAAACCCACTATTACACCTCCAATTCAATCCTGTAAACAGTATAACACATTTCAAATAGATTCCATGCCCGACACGCCGTAAGCCGAGACTTTTGTTTTGTGGAATTGCCATACATTCATTGCTGTGACTAGTGCAGCAACGCCGTCGATCTTGTCCCGCTTCTTCTGCTTAGCGGGTTTAATATTACCAGCAGGGTCCATAGCAGGACGGATATTGTCTATCTGCCACGCCATAAGAGGGTTACCGTCATGCTTAATAGCACCCCCCTGCATAACCAGTCTCTGAATCTCTTTCATAGGGCCTGACATAGAGACAAACCCCTGCCTTACTTTCTCAAGTCTGTACCCGTCAGCTTGAAGATCATTAGATACCTGAGTAGCATTCCACGGGTCGAACCCTATGCACTGAACATCGTAATGCTTAGCATCCTCATCAATCTGAGCTTTAACAAAATCATAATCAGTGACATTACCTGGAGTCAGCTTAATTAGCCCTCTATTAGCCCACACAGACGCATTACGGTATGTGGCCCTGTCCAGTTCAGCTAGCGCAGCCTCAGGCAGGAAGAAGCGAGGCAGCATCTGGTATGTACCGTCCTCTCCTGGGAACAACCACACTAGTGCTGTGAGGTCAGATACCGCTGCAAGGTCCAGGCCGCCATAGCACTGTCTGCCCTCGATGTCCAGCTGGTCCACAGCCCCCTTCATCCAGTCAGCCCTGCTGATCCACGACTCGTCCAGCCTGCCCCTGATACCTAGATGCAGCCTCAGGAAGGACGCCTTAGCCACAGGGTCAGTCTTAGCCTTGTCAGCAGCTGACTGCATGAATGCCCTGCTAGGAGTAACAGGATATAAGGGATTAGCCTTAGCCCACGTCTCTTCTGACCAGGGGTCATCGTCAGGGGAAGCAGACCACACCACACAGAATGACCGAGGAGCTTCTACAACCCCCTTACATATGTTGTCTACCAGCTCTCGGCGCTGGTCGTACGGTGTGCCCACACTGCCGTCATCAGCTGTGGTGATCACCATCGTCAGGGGCTGCTCACGAGCACCAGTACCTGTCTCCATAGCCTCTAGCAGGGACAGAGACTTATGTACATGTAGCTCGTCACAGATAGCACCGTGCAGGTTAGCACCATGTGCCAGGTCACCCTTGCTAGAGACAACCTTGATTACGCTAGACGTCCTATCCTGCTTGATCGAGTTATGCAGTGATCTGATGCCGGCCTGCTTCAATAGTGGGCTATTGTCGACAAGTTGCTTAAGCGGTGTGAAACATGCCCCTGCTTGGTCACGTGAAGCTGCACCGATAATGACCTCAGCGCCACCCTCGTGATCCCCGAAAGCGAGCACCATGGCTAGTGCACTAGCCAGTGTGGACTTAGCTCCTTTACGAGGCATTTCTATATAGGCATCCCTATACAACCTCAGCCAACGACCTAAAGAATCATCGTAGACTTGCCAGCCAAACAGCGGGGCCACAATGTAGGCTATCTGGACATTAGTTAGCTTAAGAGGTTTACCCGCCCACCTCCCTTTAGTGTGCCTTAAAGCAGAAATAACCCGAAGAGCATGATCTACGCTCTTCGGGTTAAATCGCACTTGCATGCCGTGGACCACACCACCAGGATCGGGGCACTTGAGGTGTGGTCCCCTTTCAGGTATATCTAGCTTCCTACTGATTAAATACTCTTTAATCTCATTAGGGATTACATTATTCATCGTATTCTAATTACATAAGGAATGGGTTATCAGTGTCTTTATTCTTACCCGAATTCCTTGCTTTAGGCGTCCATCCAGCCTCTTTCATATAAGCAAGGAATGCCTGTGACTGTGACCGGAAAATAACCTCAGCTGGGTGCTTCTGCATCCTGTGATTGGGGTTATCAGTAACCAATACCGAATCAGCTGAAATAACCTCATTAGAGGCTTTACGAGCAATAGCATAATGCCTACACATAGCCTCAATAAACAGGCCGTCCATTTCATCAAGGTTGTCAAGAACTTCCTTGGGCATCATACCCACAAGCTCGGACCACACACCCCTCAAAACCTCATTATTGGCGATTCCAGGCGGAATCTCACTAAAACGCTCTTCCTCGGTCAAAATAACACCTTCTTCAAGAAGTGTGAACACTGTTCACTTTAACGATCAACTAACCTGTATTTCACGGAGAGTTACCCCGGCGCAGCTTTTTAATTGAATTTCGTGATTTTCTAGACGCTTCCCTTGTTTTAGCTGCGTGACATTCATGACATAATGATTGCAATTGATTTTCGTCAAGAATTGTTAATTCATTCTCAATTGCTTTAATTCCTTGAATATGATCGACTTCTGTTGCAATCATTCCGCACAGATTACAGAAAGGATTCTCTTTAATAAATCTATTCCGAAGTTTCTTCCATTTACGATAAGCCTTTCCATCGACATTCTTCCAAGCAGTTGGTCGCAATTCCCAACCAGACTTTGTCGGTGTGTGGGCCAGGCACGACGCTGTGCCTGGCAAACCTAGCTCTCCGCACCAGCATCGCTCGGGGGCTGAGTACGGCATCTTACAAGACCTATCCGGGGACCTATGGGGGTACTTACCGGGGTATACCCCAGGGGGCTATTCCTGCACCCCCTGGGGTACCTTACCCGAATACCCCCTGGGGTTCCAATCCAGGGGGTACTCCAAACCAGTACCCAGGGTATATCTTCTACCCTGGTATACACCCTAGCAGGTACCCCCTACCATGTCAACTCGACACGCCGTCACCATGCCACGGTCACCTTCACCCAGATCACCCCAAGCTCGATCACACTCTCCAGCTGGACCACACGTGTGCCATACGTCGGCACTGCCTGCTGGATCGCCCTAGCCTCGTACGACTCCACCGGATAGTCCGCAAGTCGCGCCCGGTACCTCAGGCGTGTGGTCTTGCTTAAGTCCTCGTGGACCATGCCCGCCTCCTCCAGCCTCTGCTCGCTCGGCAGTGCGGGTATGTCACCCCGCCCCGGAATCTCAACAACTCGCTTAACGATCTCTCGTGGAAAACTCATGACCCCAGGGTAGCACACTCCCCGCCACCCTGCAACACCTCCTGAGAGCTGGAGGGATTGGCCTTAGACGGCCTCAAATCGTCTGGGGGTACTCCAGTGCCACCCCGACCCTGCTAGGCCCTCAGAATCCATCCTCCGGTCTCTCAGGGGCATCCTGGCTTCTACTGCCCCCAGTGCTAGACCACACACCTCCCTGGCGAGCCGCGAGACGGCGAGCCCAGCTCCCTCAGCTCAGCCTCCCCACCCCCATCGTCCCCGTCGTGCCCTGGCACGGGGCTGGGCCCCGGGGCCCGGCGTTTACGCCTGGGGCCCCGGGAGGC